ATCCGATACAACCAATCTTATTCCGCTTTTAAAAGATGGAGGTAAAGGGTTTGAGTATTGGGCAGATGCAGCAGAACGTGCTGGCGTCATTATGGATGAGTCAGCAATCGCAAAGGCTGCTGAATTACGTGTTCAGATGGATCTACTTAACCTGCAAGTCGAAGGTGCAAAAAATCAATTTATTCAGGGATTAATGCCAGCACTTGTATCCGTTGGTGATGGTATGTCCAGTGCATCACATGAAACAAACTTAATGTCTGAAGCGGGTGAAACGCTTGGTGAGGTATTTAAGGGGGTAGCCGCAACAGGCATGGGGGTTTATGCAGTTGTTAAGATGCTATCAAATGCGATTGCTGGTTTGTCATTTGATGCAGTAAATGCAAAAAAAACTATAGATCTTGCTGCTGAAAAAGGCACGTGGGCAGATAAATTGCCAGGTGTGAAATTTGCCAAAACAGCAATTTTTGGCGCGACCATGATGAAAGCGCCAGAGAGTGGCGTATCTATGGCAGCACAGGATAATGCAAAAGTTGCGGATGATGTTGGTACTGCTATCAGTAGAATTTATAACGATGCTGTTAATCAGTCTGTTTCAGCAATGGCAAAAATCCAAAATAGTCAGGCAGGCGTAACCAAAGGTTCAGATGAGTGGATTAAAAAACAGAATGAGGCAGCTAAAGCAGCTTCAGGTGTTAATAAAGAGCTTCAAGAACAGCAGCGATTACTTGAACAGCAAAAACGTGACCGTGAGCAAATCTCCAAGGCATATGCTTCAGACTTTCAAAATATGGTTTGGGATGAAAAGGAGCAGCAAGATTTAGTAAAAAATTCAGGCTTTAGTGCTTCGGAGCAAACCAAATATTTAGCTTTGGTTCAAAAGAGATTCAATGCTGAAAGTGCTGAATACTTTAAAGTTCTAAACCTTGAACTTAATCAGTATAAGTGGTCGGAAGAAAAGAAACTTGAATATGCATATCAGATGGATCGAGAGATTGCGGAAAACGATGTAAAGATTGCTGATGAGGTGCGAAATGCCAAGCTCAAATTTCTTGATGAGCAATATGCATTAGAGCTTCGAAAGACTCGTTGGCATGCATTAGAGATGCAGCAAGCTCTGCAAGAGTCAATTCAAGGCCTGTCTTTCGGTGCTGATGATATTTTTGCACACGCTACTATGCCAGCAGGTGAATATGCCCGATGGTCTCTAGACAATGATCGATCAAATTCCAAAGCCAGTTTAAAGAATCAACGTGTAGGCGTTGAGCAAGACATCATGACAAGTGACTTGTATTCAACTGACGATGAGCGATATGAAGCCCTGCTTGAAGCGCATAAAGAATATCGTGATGGAATGGCTGCAATTGATGTTGAATATGCAGAACAAGTAAAGGAGTTGGATGCTCAGCAATATAACGATTCCATGAATATGTATGCGGCGTTGTTATCTCAAGCTGGATCGGTTTGGGGTGATATGACCCAACTCGTCAAAGATAACCAGGGTGAGCAATCGGGAGCATTTAAAGCGATGTTTCTAATGCAACAGATGTTTGCGATTGGTTCAGCTTTAGTTTCAACCCATCTTGCAGCAACTCAAGCGATGGCAGCACCAGATATGATGTTGTTTGGGCAAAAAATAGCAGCCTCGGCAGCTATTACTGCTATGGGATACGCGAACGTTGGCCTAATTGCAGGTCAAACCATTGCCGGGATGGCCCATGATGGTATCGATAATATTCCAAAGGAGGGTACGTGGCTTTTGGATAAAGGTGAACGTGTTGTTGATAGTCGAACCAACAGCGATTTGAAGAATTATCTTGCTGATGGTGGCGGATCTAAAGCGCCAAAAATCATCATCAACACCTTGCCTGGTCAAACAGCAAATGTATCCACAGCGAGTGATGGCACTGTAACGATTGATATGGTTGAGCAATACATCGTCAACTCACTGCAACAGCCAAACTCAAAGGTACGTAAGGCTTTAGCTCAAAACACCAATGCCACAGCACGGAGATAATATGAATAAACTTGCTTATTGTGTTCGGCAAAGTGGCTACACAGTTGAGCACGGAAACAATGTGATTCAACAACAGTTGGACGGAGGTCCATCTCGGTATCGACGAGATGTCAGAGGAAATTCCCACATGGTTAGCTCAAGTTGGGTGACCGGTGAAAAAGGCTATCAGTATCTTGTGGCCTTTTTTAATGTCTGGCAACGAAATCCAAATCAGCCATTTTTAGCCTCGTTAATTATTGATGATGCCGAATTGCAAGAATATGAATGTTTTTTCAAGTCAGGCTTTCGGCTGGATTCAAAAGAGGCCAAGGTTTACACCTGCTCTGCAACTCTGGAAGTGAAAGCTAAATTACGTGACGACACACTTGATGACACGCTTGTGGCACTTGGTTCAGGCAGCGATATTTTTGAGCCGCTTGAAGAATTGGTGAATAAGGATTTTCCAAATGCACTGGGGGTTTAGGTGACTGACTATGTATCTTTTTTTCTTAATGCGCAGGGTGGCGTTATTCAGCTTGATTGCATCGAGATAGCGCATTCAAGCTTTCCTGAGGTGTTTCGCTATGTCAGAAATGACACAAGTGGAATGACTGTAAAGCATGAAGACGGTCTCGATTATTTTTATGAGTTTCAGCAGATGGAAATAGGCCGAAACAACATCACCAACGACTTGGACCAGGTATTTAGCATTACTTTGGCTGATTATGACGATGCATTAATCCAAGCCTATGCAAACCTGACTGACAATGTGCCACCCACTTTTAAGTACCGGGTGTATCGGGATGATGATCTAACAACCCCTATGCTAATCATTCAAACACTAGATATCGTCAGTATGAATAAAGACAGCACAGGGCTTGTAACTTTTGATGCACAAGCACCTGAACTAAACTCAGTCAGAACTGGAGATGCGTACTCATTAGAGCGCTTTCCTATGTTGCGGGGCACACTATGATTGATGATCTGCTTGATCGTGAGTTTCGTAGTGATTACACCTGTAATGAGCTTGCGTGTGAAGCGTGGGCCTTGGTTACCGGTGAAGATTTATCACAGCGATTAAATCAATTCTTGAATGGCGGCGATGACTTTGACCGGCTTGATCAACCCGTAAGCCCCTGTCTTGTTTTTATGTATAACTCAGCCCGAACTGAAACCCACATCGGGCTTTTTTATGAAGGTCGTGTTTTACATCTGGCGGCACATGGTGCTCAGTATGTGCCACTTGAATTTATTGTTGGTTATAAATATTGCGAGTTTTATAAATGAAACGTGTATTTATTATTCCAGACCCTTTCAACAAAGAAACATGGTCTGATGAAAGTGTTGAAGACGTTTGTGAGTATTTAAAACAGCAATTCACCGTGTTTCCCAAAAACACTCGCATTTACCACAATTCAGTTTCCAATAAAAACGATGTAACGCCTTTCGATGAGCGCTCGGTAAAGTATTTACAAAGCCTAGAGGGTGATTTTTATGTCGTAATTTATCCAGCCTGGATTCAAATTGTATTCTATGTAATTGCAGCAATATCGGCGGCATTTAGTATTTATACCTATATGACGATGCCTAAACCGCAAGTTTCTGCACCACAATCGTCAAATAATGATTTAGCTTCACGACAGAATCAGGCGAGATTGGGTGGTCGTGTTCCTGAAATTTTTGGACATTTACGTGCCGTACCTGATTTAATTTCAGCACCGATTACTTATTACGATGAGAATAATAAGGAAATTGAAGAGTGTCTGATGTTGTGCACACGTGGTTATGTTCAAATTCATGATATTAAAGATGATCAGACCAATGTGAATGATATTTCCGGTATGGCTGTGTCTGTTTATGATCCTCATACAAACATTACAGGGGCACCAATTTATCAAATCGGTGAAGCGTTTACTGAGCCACCTCGTTTTTCAATCAAGTCGAAATCAATTAATGGCCAGACCTTGAATGTGCCGAATGATCAAAAAATTGAATCGCCTGAAATCTACTTTCAATTTCCAAATATCATTAAGACCGCATCTCCATATATTAATTTTGATCTGCTTTTTGATGCGAATGATTCAATAGGTATTTATGGTGCCGAGTTTCTTATTGATGATGCAACGCTGGCAGGTGATATCACACTTACACCTGAAAAACAGTTGACCATTCATTCAGCATTGGATATCGCGAGTGTGAATAACTTTAAAGATATTGTTTTGACGGGGGCATTAATTAAGGTCACTACCGAAATTACAGCTGAGCCACCAGAGATAGAGCCAACGTCTGTAGATAATTACTATGATTTATCTGGACGCTACAAAGTAACCAATACAACCAAAACAGCAGTATCCGGTGGATTCAATTATGTAATTTCACTGCAAAATGCCCAAGCGACCAACCCAAACTGGCAATATGTGACGCAGGACTTTACAGTTGGCGCGAATATTCTTTTCACCAATAATAGCGGATCGATTAATTTAAATGGTTCGTATATTGTTGATTCCGTGAGCACAAGTGAAATCAAGTTAATCAATCCGGACCTGCTAAATAGTGATTGGGCTAAAGTTAATTTTTTGCCAAACCAGAATACACAGAGTCAGCCTTTGGCAATCCGACTGGATAAATTAAATAACAGCTGGGTCGGTTGGTATAACCTTGAATTGGAAGATACTGAAGAACTGGTTTTTAATTTGTTTTACCAGAATGGATTGTTTTATCAAGATTCCAAAGGGGGAGTTTGGGTAAATGGTATGACAGCAAAGGTTGAATACCAATACATTGCCAGTGACAACACACCCATAGGACCAATTTATTCAACCACTTTTCATATTGAATCTAGTTCAAAAAGCCCATTTGGAACCACTAGACGAATAGCACTATCAACACCAGGGCGGGTACGTTTCCGGATTGCACGCACCACCCCAACAAACAATAGTACTTATCAAGACTTAACCAAAATTAAGGATGTGTACGCAACTTCAAAAAGTAAAACTTTAAATTATGGTGACGTGACAATCGTACGATCTAAAACCTTGGGGACTGAAGGCGCTTTATCCCTGAAAGAGCGAAAGTTAAACATGCTAGTCACTCGAAAATTACCGGTAAACGGTACGGGTTCACTCACTGCAACAAGGTCAGCTGCGCAAGCGCTAATTTATTTAGCTTTAGACCACAAGAATGGACGAAGAAGTGATTATGAGATCGATATAAATCAAATCTTAACTGTTGAGCAGGAAGTAAACACTTATTTTGGCTCATCAAAAGCAAGTGAATTTAGTTACACTTTCGACGATTCAAACCTGTCATTTGAAGAGATGGCGGGAATGATCGCCAGTTCATGTTTTTGTGAAACCTATCGGTTTGGATCTAAATTACGAATGAAGCTAGAGAAGCCGCAATCTAATGCAGTCTTGCTTTTTAATCATCGCAATAAAGTTCCAAAATCCGAAAAACGATCTTATTCAAACCGGATTGATAAGGGGTATGACGGCATTGAAATTGAGTACACAAGTCCGGCAGATGATGCGCGCATTAAATACTCTATTCCTGAAAATGGATCTGCAAATAACCCGATGACCATCAAGACCACCGGTATTCGTACTGATGAGCAGGCTAAGACACGCGCTTGGCGAGAGTGGAACAAGTTGCTATTCAAGCGTATTATCTGCCAGTTTGATGCACTAGATGAGTCTAATTTGCTTGCGCGAAATGACAAGATTCTGGTGGCTGATAACACGTTGCTTGGTACGGAAGATGGCGAAGTAAATTCGGTGGATGGTCTGACTTTGACACTTTCGCAAAATGTAGAATTTTCACAAAATCAGGTTAAGAAAATCTATCTGCAAATGCCGAATGGCTCTGTTGATATGATTGACTGTTATGCGGGGGCAATGACAAATCAGGTCGTCTTGAGTCGTGCACCGCTTGATTCGCTTGTGGTGAAATTTGATCGGTATCTAAAAACCACTTATCAGATCGTTAACTCCGAGAATGCAGGTAAATCAGCCTTCTTGGTCACTGAGATGTCACCATCCGGGAAAATGACCAATTCGCTTAAAGCGGTCAATTATGACGCCAGATATTACCAACAGGACCACGACTTCTTTTAACTAAATTTTTAAAGATTAACAGCCACCTTGGGGTGGTTTTTTAATGCCTGGAGAAAAGCATGGCTGACATGGTGACAAAGCAGGAACTTGAAGCTGCGAAAATTGACGTAAAAAATGCGGGTGAGGCGGTTAATGAAAAAAAGATAGTGAATCCACGCTATGGCGCTCCTTTTAAATCATTACCTTTAGCCATTGAAGAGCTTAATATCAAAGCCGATGATGTCATCGCAAAAGGTTTTTACACCGGCTATGCAACCGAAACCGCATTAAAAGCCAGTCTTCCGGCTGTATCGGAAATGCGTGCACGCGCGGATGACACACGTAAGATTTGGCGGTGGAGTCGTACGAGTGCTGAGGGTGTGACACCAGTGATTGGGACTTGGACCGATACCGGGTTGAGTGACCTTGATCAATCAAAAAATTATGTAAATGAAAAAACCGAGACTATTACATCTCAAATCTTAGAAAATAATGAAGATCCATTTAGTATTGAAGATAGCAACAACAAGATTGCTTTTGCTGTCAAAGCGGATGGCACCACTGAAGTTGCTAAACTCGATGTCAAAGAGTTTGCAGCAGAAGTTGTAAATTCAAATTTAGATACGGGTAGTGCTGAAGTATCAGATGCATTTTCTGATGAATTAGAAGTTATAGATAGCAACAACAAGATTGCTTTTGCGGTGCGTCAAGATGGTACTGTCGAAGCTTCAAAAATTGACGTAAAAGAGTTACTTGTTGGCGGTAATCAACTAGATGCCAATCCCAACAGTAAAAAAATTGGGGTTTTCCGCTACAACATCGCGCACACCGAATGTCTTGGTCAATCCTTATCGCTGGGTACAAATGGCTCCCCAATTTTAACCACCATGCAAAAATTTGATAATTTGATGTTTGCTGGTGGTATTCGCAAGCAGCATCCGAATAACACTGGTGTTGATTTTTTCTCTAGCCTCGTACCATTAATCGAAGCCCTTTCTGCTGATAATGGTAATCCGTATATTTACGGTGAAACGCCTGTAGGTGGATTAACAGAGCAAATCAAAGATTTGATCAAATCTGAAAATAAAGTTGAATATACACAGCAAAATTATCAACTCTTAGGTACTGCATCTGGCGAAGGCGGTAAACGTATTCACGAACTGCGTGATACTTATGTTCCAACCAATTTACTGCCTGCTATTACCGCTGCATACAATTTAGCTCAGGACCAAGGTAAAACATACGGCATGAGCGCAATAACGTTCGTACATGGCGAGGCAGATAATGCAAACCCCACAACAATCACTCAGTACAAAACAATCACACTAGAAGTTTTAGCTACGATTGATGCACACGTTAAAGCAACCAATGGGCAAACTGAAAACGTGAAACTCATTACATCGCAGTTAGCAAGTTTTGGTAGTGCTATTGGTGCTCCAAAAATTGAACTCGCACTGTATCAACTCGCGATGGAAAACCCAAATAAAGTGTTTATGGCATGCCCACTCTACATCTTTGATTACACAGATCCATATCATTTAAATAACGTCGGCAGTAAATGGCTCGGTGCATATCTCGGACTAACTTATAAACGAGTAGTAATCGACGGTGAAGACTGGAAACCAGTACACCCAACAAGGGCGTATTTTGGAAGTTAAGTTCCATGTTCCAGTTCAACCGCTTGTTTTTGACACAACACAAGTTACAAAAAATACGGATGCATATGGCTTCACATTAGTTGACAGTGCTGGGGCTACAATCGCAATCGAATCTGTAGCTATCACCCAGCCTGATACGGTTAAATTTGTAACCGCAACCCCAATACCAGCAGGTGCAAAACTACGCTACGCATGGACACCGGTTGCACAACCAAACAGAAATACTGGGCCACGTGGGAACTTAAGAGATTCTCAGGGCGATTCAATCGTATTCGATGAATCCGGCATCAATAAAAGAATGGACAACTGGTGTCCGATTTTCGAATATACAATTTAAGGGGACTTGTCATGGGTTTAAAAATTAAGCTAAAAAATGCAAATTTCACAAATTTCGTTGGATACTCAACCGATATCACACATCCTAATTTAATCGGCTATTTTACATTTGATGCATCTGGCAACGTCGTTAATAAAGTGACAGGGCAACCAATTAGCAAAATCGGTACACCAACTTTTGGTGAAAATTTTGTCAATATAACGGCTTTAAATGGTCTTGTAGATAATTCATTAGTTACATCTGGTGATATCTCTTATATTGCCATCGCTAATGCTGGCGCTACCGCCATGATATGCGGTCATGTTGATTATGGTGTATCGGTGACTACTGGTGATGCTATTTTACGAAATACTAAATTTACGTTATTAAGCAATAATGCCAGTGTTCTTGAAGCCCCAACAAGAACAGCCGCGACACGTTTTATTGCGGGCGTTATCGGCGATACAACGAAAGATTTATATGTTTCTGATGCGGGTATTTTAACTAAAACATCAGGCACCAAAGCATCAGGGAACCCTAATATATTACCCTTTAAAATGGGTGGGCATTCTCAGGCAGGTGTCTTGCCTCAACAAACAACTCTTTATGCTGTAGCTGTATTTAATAAAGCTTTAACTGAGTCAGAGATTAATAACTTTTACGCTCAACTTAAAAAATTATTTCCGATAACAGCATAATACTCAACAAACCACAACTAACCCTGATCTTTAATGAGATCGGGGTTTTTTATTACCAAAATTTAGGGGGATGTATGACGAAAGGGGATGTTTATGGACTTCTTTAGTCAAGTTTTGGAAAGCATAAGAAGTCAGTCTCACATCCTGTTTACAGGTGTGTTGGGAGCAACTTTTGGCTTTCTTTTAAGCAAAGAGCCGATGCGGGATCGCTGGATAGGATTCTTCGCCGGTTTTATTTTATGTGTCGTTTTTGCTGAACCTGCAAGCGCCTATTTAGCCAATGGAAAACACCCTGAGTTATTCGGATTCGTGTTGGGTGCTGCAGGTAAAAGTACAGCGGAAGCATTACTTGGTTTAGCTCGATCAAAAATTCTTGGTTGGGTTAAAAAGGAGGATAAAGATGCTGCTAATCATAAGTAAGACAGCAGTCATATTGTTTGTGATTTCTTTTTCAGTCATGGTTTTTCATCCAAAAATTAAGCTCCCTAAACATATCGATTTCCTTTTGATGCTATCGATTATTTTTGGAGTGGCATTACTGGTTAAAGACAATTATGTCGCCAGTCCAGCCGGAACACTTTTCTACACTACTGTAAGTATTTCATTCGCCTTTTTTACCCGACAGCTTTATGTGTGGGGGAAAAGTGGTGCACGTCCTAAATTTTTTGATTCGGATAAAGATAATGAGTAAAAAAATTACCAATGATCAAATCCAAGCTCAAGCCAAAGCACTCGGTATTGAAGTTGCTGCCTTGAAAGCAGTGATGGAGGTTGAGTGTAAAGGATCTGGTTTTAATTCAGATGGCTCGCCGGTTATTCTTTTTGAGCGCCATAAATTCTATGAAGGCCTTCAAGCAATTAACTGGATAACCAAATCTAAAGAGTGGTCCAAGTTATATCCAGACCTTTGCAATTCTTCACCAGGTGCTTACGGTAAATTTTCAGAGCAACATGAAAAACTAGACCGAGCATCAAAGCTTAACCGCGATGTGGCGCTCGAATCATGTTCGTGGGGATTAGGTCAAGTGATGGGTTATCACTGGAAGTCTTTAGGTTATTCAACCTTGCAAATGTTTATTAATGCCATGTACAAGGATGAGGCTTCACAGCTTGATGCGATGTGCCGATACATCAAGGTAAACAACCTTGTGAGTGCTCTTAAAAACAAGGACTGGAAAGCGTTTGCTAGAGGTTATAACGGACGTAATTATGCAATAAATAAATATGACGTGAAGTTGGCTAATGCCTATGAAGAATGGAGTAAATAATGCCATTACTTATCTGGAAATATAAAAACTGGATCGCAATTGCGGTCTTTTTCTTTTTATGGATTGGACAACTTGCTTATACAAACCACTTAAGCGGAAAACTTAAAGAAGCTGATGCTAAATGCACCGCCAAAATTCAAGAAATTGAACACAAGCAAGTCGAAGCTTTAGCTGAAAAACAAAATCAAATTAATGAAGTGAGTGCTGATTATGAGCAAGCAAAATCAACACAACGTAGACAGGTCGAAACAGTTACACGTGAAGTGCAAAAGATCGTGGAGCGTCCTGTTTATCTCAACCATTGCTTTGATGATTCTGGGCTGCAGCAGCTTAACTCACTTATCGCCGGTAATTCCAGCGAACCTCCTTGAGTTCTGTCCTGATCTTCAAAGACTTGAATCAGGACAAGGTAAGGCGGTGATGCTATGGTCTGTGGATACTGTAGCGAAATACAACGATTGTAAAGCGAAGCATAGCGCGATAGTGAAAGCCCTCTAAGTGATCTGACCTCAAAAAGTTGGACAAGATATTAAGAGACTTTTAAGGACTGAATTCTGTACTGTACAGGAATCCGTCCTTGTAATTTAACCTTGATTCTTGCATCTTTGTAATTTTGGATAAATTCTATCGTGACATTTTTTATGCATCTTAAATAGTCATTGTGTGTTGAAGATAAAAATAAAGCATATAGATTCATTACTTATAAATAATAGAAATTTAACAAAACTACTTTAATGGGGAACAATTAATGTGCTATATATAATTGACAATAAACGACTATAAAGAAGGGGAAGCTATGAAGAAGAAGCTAAATTTTAGTGTCTTAAAAAAATATCAAAAATAGTCAACCTATTTTTTAAGCATCATGTATAATCATCAACCAATTTTTAACTTTTTGTAAAGGTTCATTGAATTTTTACAAATTACTACTATATATAGTATGGGGTTGGCTTTTGGACGATGCAATTAAAGATATTTATTTACGTGTACTGAACATCGCAAATAAATTTTTAAAAGAAAGTAAAATTGTTTCACTTAATATCGATTACTTGAGTCAGATTGACCCCAGTGCTGAAGAAGTAGCAAGAATTATGCGTCAACTTGCACATATTCTTGAAGATCTTGAATGTGACGATAGTGATATTACTTTAAATGTTAAGCAATGCATCTGGGTTATAGAAGGTATTGCTAACGCCATAGTGGCGGGTGAGTCAACTGACGAAATGGAACAGTTGTATTCCAAGCTCGAAAAACATGTAAATGTACCTATTCCACTATAGACCTAAATTGATTGAGGAATGAATATGAAAAACTTTCAACAAATCCGTCGTGAATATTTAATCAACAAGGCTAATGAATTGTTAGATCGCGCAGATTTATTAGTTGATCAAATTATTGCTAACGCACATTCTGCTGAAAAAGCAAAAACTGAAAAGGCTAAAAAAGCTGCGTAACTTTTTGCCTAACTGAATTCTAAAACCACTAGTTATCTAGTGGTTTTTTATTTAAAGAACTTTATAGGGTTTAGTTGAATTGGTTTTAATTCCCTTCATTTATATAAATTAACTTTATCAATATTGAGGAAAAGAGCTAAAACCCTCTAGGTTTATTCTACCCAACCATCAACTATATTTGCTCGATCTTGTATCATTTTTAAGATTTACCAGATGCTTGGTATAATAATAGAATTTAAATATCTCAGAATATTTAATAATAAAATAGGTCCTGAGTTCAGTTTCCAAAACATCAATTGAACTCATGATGCATCATAGTTAATCATGATCAATCACTATCAATTATAATAACTTGTTACACAGAAGTTACACAGATCAACTCCTGTATAAAAAACCAATAATTAAAACAATATCTTATATTTGTAATTATACTCCCGCCACCTCCACCAAAATTCTTTCCGAAGTAATCCATCGGAATCTAAAAAAGCCTTTAAACTCAATGTTTAAAGGCTTTTTTTTATGCCTGTTTGTCCGACCCTGTCCTAAGCTGTTTGACCCAATTTTTGCTTTGTGAGGGTCAAAATTGGGACAATTTGACCCACTAAATAAGTTTAATTATGTGGGACAAAGATATGTCGCTTAATGATGTGCTGTGTAAAAAAGCATTACCGAAGG